CGGGGACGAGATCGAACTGACGGGCCATTTCATCGACAAGGCGATTGCCAACCCCGATTACGAGGCGATCCAGGCAGGGGCCATGAAGAAAAAGCGGGCGAAGAAGAAGGTTTCGAGAAAGAAGGTGAGTCGCCGTGGCCAAGACTAAAGCGCAGGTCCGTGACAGAGCGGCAACAGAACTCGGCCGTCTTCGCCTGGGGCAGGCGCTCCAGAGCCAGGACGCTACTCGCATTGGTGAGGCTTATGACGAGGTGTATGCCGACCTCAAATCCGAGGGGTTGAATATATGGGCCTCGACTGGAAGCGTCCCTGACGAACTGGTGCCCTTTGTGTCTGGCCTTGTCGCACTTCGGTGTGTAGGCACCTACGGGGTGTCCAGAGACCGATTCCAGCGGATTGTCTCGGTTACGGGGATTGACGGGAATCTCGCAAAGCGTGAGATACGGCGTCTTGTAACGCCCGCCCATGAATCAGCGGAAGAGCCGACGGATTTCTGAGAATGGCCCTGGTCCAGTTGAATATCACGGGCGAGACCTACCAGAATCGCTCTACGCCTCTTGCCGCCCAGGTCACGCGGAACTTCTATCCGGAGGTACAGGACAACGAGGCGGTCAAGTCCCGTTTCGTCCTCCAGCCGTTTCCAGGCCTCAAACTGTTTGGGACCGCGAGCGGGACAAACAGGGGTTTGTTCGAGCACGCCGGCACTTTGTACAAGGTGACCGGGACCACCCTGTACACGGTGGATTCTTCGGGCAAGCATACGAGTGCAGGGTCGATTCCCGGTACGGGGAAGTGCATCTTCGCGCCGATTGTCTCGGACGTGGTGATCATTACTGGAGGGAGGGCGTTCCTGTATGACGGCTCGGTTTCCGAGATCACGGATGGAGACCTGGAGTCTCCGAACGGGGCGGCCCATCTGAACAACTTCATTCTGTACGACGGCGACAATTCCCGATTTGCGGTATCGGATGCGGGAGATGCGACCTCGATCGATGCCCTGAACTACGCCGCCGCGGAGAGTAATGCGGACGTCCTGGTTCGGGTGTACACATTCGATCAGCTGGCCTACATGATGGGCGAGCAGACGATTGAGACCTGGTACAACTCGGGGATTGGAAAACCCCCTTTTGACCGTGTTCAGGGCGGGATCATGCAGGTGGGTCTTGCTGCCTTGCGTTCTGCGGCGAACAACCAGAACTTCCTCTACTTCTTCGGATCGGATAATCACGTACACCGGATTCAGGGGACTTCGGAGGAGAGGATCACGCCGTTCCCCATTGCTCGGGAGATCGGGACATACGGCGATGCCGTTGTCTCTGCGGCTACGGGGTTCTGCTTCTCTGCAGCGGGGCAGGAGTTCTACCAGATCAACTTTGCCGAGCGGTCGTTTTGCTTTCACGAGAGAAGCGGGCGCTGGTTCGAGGTGGGAGAAGAAGGGGACAGGCATTGGGCGGACATGTCGGCCTATGCCTTCAGAAAGACCCTGGTAACGGACTATCGAACCGACAACGGGAACATCTACGAGTTGGATCTGGATACCTACGACCGCAATGGGTCAGCTCTTACAAGAGAGCGGATTACGGGGCCGTTGTGGGGTGGGATGGTCGGTGCACCCGGAAAGGAGGTCGAGGTCAACCGCTTCGAGCTGATCATGGAGACGGGGACCGGGATTCTGACGGGCCAGGGGTCGGACCCCAAGTTGATGCTCCAGACCTCCCCCGATGGTGGAAAGACCTGGAGTACGGAGATGTGGGGCGATATCGGGCCTCTCGGTGAGTTCCTGTACAAGGTCGAATGGGGCCCATTGGGTGCGTATGATTCGTGCCTGTTTCGGATCAAGACATCAGATCCTGTTTTGTTTTCCATTCATTCGGCCGCGGCAGATGTCGAGGTCGGCATATGACCACACAGGAGCGCACACCACCCCCGTCAAGGCCACCCAAGGGTTTAAGGGACGATAGGTGGTGGCGTTGGCTTCTCACCTGCATTCGTGAAATGTGGCAGCGCCTGAATCGGGACCAGTTCTCGATTGGCGAGGTGACGATCTACACGGGGGCGGGGACACCAGAGAACAACCAGGCGGGAAGTGTGGGTGACGTGTACCTGCGAACCGATGGATCGACAGGAACCACGATGTACATAAAGGAGAGTGGTTCGGACACCGATACTGGATGGAGTTCGGTTTCGTGATTACGTCTGAATTGATAGATCCGGAAGAAGCAGCCAACGTACTCGATGAACCAGAGATATTTGATCGAATCACGGACGACACATGCCCAGAAGCCATCGAATGGCCGGACACCTGTACGTACTACGGTGGTTACGTAGATGGAGAATTGGCTTCGGTATCGGTAGTACATGAAACGGAACGGGGCAGGCAATTCCATTTTCAGGTTCTGCGGCCTTTTCGGGAATACAAGGACGAGTTGGCAACACAGGCGCTGGACTATTTCGGCGTACCTCTGTGGTGTGAGATTCCCGACCTGTATCCGCAAGTCTACAAGATAGCGCGGAGATTCGGATTCCGAGAGGTCGAAGTCATGAAAGATCACTATCTGAAGAACGGCGAGCGATACGATAGTCGTATCCTGGAGTTGAGGTAATGGGCGTCGGAGCAGCGATTGGCGGTATTGCGGCGGGTGTCGGGAGCATATATGGCGCAAATAAAAGCGCCAAGGCTTCCAGAAAGGCGGCATCGACGCAGGCACAAGCGACCCGTGCAGCGATAGCGGAAAACCGCCGACAGTTCCAGCAAACAAGGGGAGACCTGGCCCCGTTCCGACAGGCGGGGACTGCGGCCCTTCCCGGACTGACGAGCCTTGTCACCGACCCCAATGCCCAGCGGGACTTCATTGCCCAAAATCCGTTCTTCGATGCTCTTGCCAACGATGCACAGGATCGCCTGTTCAACAACCAGGCGGCGAAGGGCAAGCTGGGTTCTGGTGAGACCGCAAATGCACTTCAGAACAGCCTCATGCTTCTTGGCTCCGATCTCCTGAACCAGAACATCGCGCAGCGTCAGAATCTTGTTGGCATGGGCCAGAACGCAGCCGCTCAGACGGGGACATTCGGAGCGCAGTCTGCCCGCACAATTGCTGACTTGAGGGCCCAGGGGGCGAACGCACAGGCAGCTGGCACTGTCGGGGCCGCGAATGCTCAAAACCAGGGAATCCAGAATGCCATCAATTCCGGCATTGGCATTTATGGACTGAGCAAACTCAACCTTGGCTAGCGGGGCTAGCTGGGGCAAGGACTCGATATGGCGATCAATCCCCTAATTGCATTACAGACGCAGGGAATCAACCCCGCGCCCGCGATCCAGAACCTCCAGAACACGCTTGTTCAGGGTGAGCAGTTGCAGATGCAGCGCCAGCAGAATGAGCGGCAAGATCGGCTGTTGAGCCTGCGCGAGCGGCAAGTCGCTGGGGATCTGATACAGCAGAACTTTGATCGCCTCCAGGCGCAAGAGAAGAGGCGGATCAGGAATACCGCCATCGGATCGCACCAGCTGCAGAAAGTGTTGAGAGACGGAGGTCCTGAGGCGGCCAGGCAGTGGTTGCAGAATAACGCGGATGGAAACAGTCAGTTCGGACTGCCATCGGGCGACACGCAGGAAGCATTGAAGATGCTTGATGCAGGAAAGACAGAGCAGTTGCAAACCGGACTTGACAACAACATCTACGTTGGCGAGCAGCTTGGCCTGATCAAGCCTGGTTCAGAGCCGCAGCAGTTCGAATCCATATTGGACAATCAAGGAAACCCGATTGCCCAGAGGAATACGGCCACTGGCAGGGTGGTGTCCGACCCACGCGCCCCGGATTCTCCCAGTACCGAGGTAAACATAGATAATCGGCAAGGCCCCCAGGTTGGAACAATACCGCAAGGCTGGCAGCTTAATTACGACGATCAAGGTCGCCCTGTGAGCATGACACCCATCCCCGGCGGACCCGCGGAAAGAGAACAACAGAAAGCGAAAGAGCAGGCCAAATCAAAACGGGCGCAGACAGAACGCTATGCGGACGTTGTGACCGAGGACATCGATCGAGCGCTTGGTATTGTCGAGAAAGCGAATGTCCCGGTTACAGGTGTTGGCTCCTATCTGTCCAGTATCCCCGGAACCCCTGCGAGAGACCTCAAGGGTCTGGTCGATACAATCCGCGCGAATGTGGGCTTTGATCGACTCCAGCAGATGCGTGATGCCTCGCCGACGGGCGGTGCTTTGGGCCAGGTCTCTGAACTTGAGAACAGACTGTTGCAAGCGACCTTGGGTAATCTGGAACTGTCGCAGTCCGAGGAACAATTCAAGCGTAACCTGACCCGTGTCAAGGATATCTATACCACTATCATCAACGAAGGCATTCCCGAAAAAAAGGCCAAGGTCAAGCTCAAGGAGATCAAGAAAGAGAGACCCCCGGGGGGAAGCGAGAAATCCGCGTCAGAAATGACTGACAAAGAATTGCTTGAGGGCTTCTGATGGCTAATGCACAGGAACGACTTCAGGAGATCGCTGATCGTGGGTTACAGGGTGAACTCAGTCCTGAAAAGCGTGATAAGTTCAATGAGGCCGTTCGTCGTGGGATCGTGACCTTGCCGGAGGACAAGCAGAGCTTTTCTGCACAGGCAGATGGTGTTGATACCGGAGGCTTTGATTTCTCCACAATGGAGATGATCAAGAATATCCCCGGTAGTGCCGGACAGTATGCCGAAGACCTCCTGACGCCAATTCTTCACCCCATGGATACAGCGACCAGCCTGTACACCCTGGCTCGTGGTGCTGCGGAAAAACTGATACCGGACAAGATCAATGGCGTAGACTTTGGGCCTGGTACGCATGAGAAATACGCTGATGCAGTCGGTAAGTTCTTCAAGGATCGATACGGCTCTATAGACAACTTGAAGAGAACGGCGCAGGAAGATCCGGTAGGTGTCCTGGCTGATGTTTCCGCGCTATTGACCGCTGGAGGCTCAGCGGCGAGCAAGATAGGAAAACTCGGTAAAGCTGGCAAAGCCGCCAAGACCGTCGGGCAGGCGGTTGATCCCGTTAATCTCGTTACGAAGACAGCCAGGTATACAGCAGGCAAGGCCGTACCAAAAGCGGTTCCAAGAAAGATGTTCGAGAGCGCCGCCAAGTGGCGTCCTAGTATAAACAAGGCCCAGCGGGCAAGAATGACCGAAACCGCCTTGCGCGAGAAGCTCATGCCGACCACGAAGGGCGTGACAAAGATAACCGATGCGCTGGACGACTTGAATACAGGTATTGACTCGATCATTGATACGGCGACCGCGGAGGGCAAGACCATACCGAGGCAGGCTCTTTTCAAGAACCTCAAAGCGTTAAGAAAGGACATCGGCGGAACAAAACTGGACGCCCCGGACAATCTCAGGCAGATCGACCGGGTTGTGAAGACCTTTGAGGAATACGCCAAGAAGGTCGGCAAGGACGAGCTTACTCCAAGGGATCTACAGACACTAAAGCAGGCGGCATACAAGCAGATCAATTTCGATCTCAAGCAGGGCCGTGCAAGTTTCGGAAGAAACGAGGCGCGTAAGGCGATAGCGAGGGCGGCGAAGGAGAAGCTGGAAGAACTCGATCCGAACATCAAGGCAATCAACAAGCGAATGGGTGATCTGCTTGAGGTGCAGCCTGAACTTGAACGCTCAGCAAGCAGAGTGGAAAACCTCAACATTATTGGTCTCGGTACGCCGATGAATGTTGGCGCTGGTGGTGTGTTGGGAGATATACCGGGCGCGGCTGTTGGGGCCGGGTTGTCCATAATGGAAATGCCGAGGGTGAAGGCAAGGGGGGCTTTATTGCTGGAGGGGGCCAGAAAATCACGGCTTTCTGATATTGCCAGAAGGCCTGTTCCTGGTTCGGCGATTCGCGGAGGCCTCGTTCAATCGGGTCGACTGCAACAGGCATACAAGAATAACCCGCTTATCGGTCTTCGTCCGAAGTAGCCCTCTTGCGTTTCCTGTCCCATTCATCCTGGGACATCCAGCTTGGCGGTAGTTTGTAGGCCGAATGGTCGCACCACCAGTTTACAAGTGGAGCGGTGACCACGAAAAACACAATCCCGACTGCGATAGCGAAAAGGATTTCCATCAATAGCAACTCACGAAGTTGGCGGCACGATAGCAATTCTGTTCAACACGATTGATTCCCAGCCCCGAAACGCCCAGAAACGGGCTTCTTTATTGGAGCAAAAATGGCCTGGTTACCCATCGCGTACATGGTCCCGCAGTACCTGGACGGAAATGGCGACCCCGCGTCGGGTTATGTCCTGAAGGCCTATCAGGTCGGAACGACCACCAACATCGACTTCGCGACGACCAGGGAGGGGACGACCACAGCCTCCAGTATAGCACTCAATTCCCAGGGTTTCCCGGAGGTCTCCGGGTCCGTGGTGATCCCCCATCTGGACCAGGACTACAAGCTGGCCCTGTACCCCTCTCAGACAGCCGCAGACAGCGATACGGGAGCCGTCTGGACGGTAGACGACATCGATCTGATCCAGACCACGGACACTTCCACGGCTGCTGATTACAACGTCTGGCCCCTGACGGATTATGGGGGGGCATATTTCGACGGTTCCAATGATTACCTGACAAGAGGTTCAGGTCTTACGGGGGCCTCGGACGGGAAGAAGGGCGCGCTGGTCGCCTTCGTCACCTTCGACACGGCCCCTGCCTCCGCGATTGAGTACGTCCTGCATGGCACGGGCGGCGCGTTCATCTTCCGTCGGGATGCTGACGGGGTGTTTCGGATCATCGCCGAGAACTCCGGTGGTTCGACCATCCTCAACATGGCCACCTCGACCGCCTACGAGACCGCCGATACGGTCTACTGCGTGATGGCCTCGTGGGACCTGGCGACTCCGGGATCGAATCAGCTCTACGTCAACGACGTCTCGGATGTAGTGACGACCACCTTCACCAACGACACCATCGACTACACGGTGGCAGATTGGGCGGTGGGGGCCGATGTTGGCGGCTCGAACAAGATCACGGGAAACGTCCTGTCTGTCTGGTTCGATCCCACGGGCAACCTTGACTTCGATACGGAGACCAACCGCCGTAAGTTTCTGGACGAGCAGGACAATCCGACGTTCGTTGGTGGTTACGGCCAGCTTCCAACGGGTTCGCAGCCAATTGTATATCTCGGTATGCGAGGCGAGGCCTCGTTCGAGACAAACCTCGGATCGGGCGGTGACTTCACAGAGAACGGCACGATGGCTGCCGCGTCTGTCACGTTCGACGGGCAGTATGATATCGGTAAGCACTTCCCCAACGTCAACGCGGATGTGACGGCGACGGATGAGGACCTGAATATCTTGTCGGAAGCATTTGGGCAAGCCGGACTGCTTTACATAGAAAGCACCCCGACGGAGATTAATTCAGAATCACCGGCTCTCAGCGATGCGACATGGACAACCATTGCATCAGGCGCGCCAAGCGGGGCGATGAGTGTGCTGGTGTCAATTAATGTGCTGTCCACTACGACAGATGTGTTTGACTCTATCTCGGCCCATGTTCGTAAGACTGGATCAGTAGATTCACCCACAAACGCAAACAAGATTGGCATTGCCGTCGGGCAGTTAAACACGGCTGACACTGTACAGGCCAGACTATCCGTACAGATATTTGTGCCGATTGATTCCAGTGGAAATTTCGACATTTATGTGGATGTCGCCGGAGGCGCACCTACCACGGGGATTAATAGATGGGGATATATTGCATAAAGTACTCATCCAATGGGAAAGATGATGGTAACAATGTATTCCAATCAAGCGCCGTTACAGATTGATATTCACCGACAACAACACTACCCCTCCGTCCTGCGTAGGCGCATAGGACAGCATTGGTGAAATGCGATGATTGGGCCACGGAATAAAGTGCAACAACGGCATGGGCATGATCTCGCCACCGATCAGCATGTGGTCGTTTTGCTGGCTGGTGCCTTTGTATCCGGTCACGCCGAGAAAACTGGTTGACCAGTGCGAGGAATAGCGGAAATGCACTCCTGCATAAAACGAATCCAGGAACCAGGAGTTCGTGTAATAGCCGGCCGTGGGTGCGATGGCGCCGTCACCGGTCCAGCCGAACCCCCAGTTGCGTTCGTTGAGTTGCGGGTGATGCCCGGCGTGCTTGG